TTCACGTCGTTGTTCGCGGTGCCCGGCTGGAGCTGGGTCTCGAGAACGCGGATCGCGACGTACTGCTGGTCGACCGGAACCACCATCTTGCGAACGCGGGCGTTGATCAGCTTGCCGCGATCGTCGGTCCACTTGGCGATCTGAATGGTCGCAGCTTCGAGGCTGGTCTCGTTCAGGTCGACGGCGACCGTCGGGCGGTTGGAGATCACCGGGCCGGCAACCTGGGGGTGAGCGGTGTTGTAAAGCGAAACACCGTCGCCGGTAAGGTAGGTGGTGAAACCGTTGTTGAGGACATTCGCCGCCTTGATCTGCTTGGTGTTGGCCATGGAGCGTCCGAGCTCTTTGGTGTACCGCGCGGAGAGCGAATCATAGAGGTTGTCTTCGAAGGCTTCCTGCGTGAGCGCGAAGCCCATGGAGATCGTCTCCATGATATAGCGGGTGGTGTACCCTTCCTGCGCTGTATCGAACAGGGTAGCAGCACCTTCCTGCTTGACCGGCGCAGACTGGAAGCCGGTGACCTTCTGGTCTTCTTCGAAGGAACGTTCCGAAGAATACTCGGTGTAGATCTCGGCGTGTTCCTGTTCGTAACGATTGTATTCCATGCCGAACAAGGCATTGAGGCCCGGGAGAAGCTCCTTGAGCAGCTGGGCACGAGAGATTGCGGCCATTTGTCAGGACTCCCTTAGATGCCGGTCGTGGTGGTGAGCTGGTGGTTGTTGAACTTCACCAGGACAATCGGGAAGGCATCGCCCCACGCGTTGTCCGGAAGTTCGGCCAGCCCGACGATACGCAGCGGCAGGGTCGGTGTGGTGTTCACCGAAGAAGCGCTGAGCGCGTTGCGGCTCTTGCCGATCGATGCCGAGCCGGCCGTCTGCACGATGGCAGCGTTCTTGCCGACTGCAGCCTGGGTCAGCGTCGCATCAGCCTGGATCAGGAACACGGCGTTCGGATCGTCGACGACGTAACCGAGCGGCCGCCCCTGGCCGGTGGTGACCGAGGAGGTCGTGCCGCCGGGCCAGAACTGGCTGTTCAGGAAATACTTGAGCGACGGATCGACATAGGATGCACCGACGAACACGCCGATTGGCGTGAGAGCCGTAGTGCCGACGTCCTTTTCGATGAAGCCGGTGGTGAGAATTTCAACGACATCGCCATAGAAGATCGACGTCGCTTCGCCGTCTTCGATCGGGTAGGCGTTGAAACCCTGGGTATTGTAGCCGGCAGCGAGCTGCTGCGTCGGAACCATACCAAAGGGGTAAGCAGTGCTGGACATAGCCAGTCTCCTTTAGCGCAAATGGGCGTTACCGCCCGAACACGGTCTGCTTGCGCTTCTCATGGAACTTCTTCATGCGCTCGTCATTGTCGCGCAGGGGAGCGTTCTCGGCGGCATCGAGCTGGCCACTGGCGATTCGCTGATAGTGAGCGTTTCGCTGTTCGCCGAATTCCGTTGGCATCTTGCACAGGATGAGGCCGCCGGTTTCGACAATCCCGGAGGACTGATCGACATTGAGCGACATCATCAGTTCCGGATGGTCTTCAGCCCGAACAGCTTCCCATCCTTCACGCAGACGCTTCTGGTAGTTCGCCTTGTCATCCACGCCTCGGCCGTAATTGGATCGAACCCATTTGAAGACGTAACCGTCCTGGGGTTCGGGGTCCGGCAGAAGCTGTGGTGGCTGCCACGATGTTCGCCGCGAGGAGCGTTCGCGGGTTTCCAAAGACCGAGGCGTTCTGGTGGATGGGCCTTCAAGGCTGTCCCAGGGACTTCCGATGGTCTCGTTGCTCATGCGCCGGCTCCTTTTTCGCGGGCTTCACGTTTCAGCTTTTCAGCTGCATAAGCCTGCGGTGTAACGCCGAGCCGCTTGGCGATGGCAAGCTCGGAATTCGTTAGCGTGACTCTGCGGGGGTTGGCCTTTTCGCGGTTTTCCTGCATGCGACCTGTCGGCTCGCCTCCGTAAGACCGGCGGGGCTCACGCTTGTCCCGTTCCGGTTCCCGGTCGTCGATGAAGTCAACCGGGTCATGATCTGGATACGATTGTTTCATTCGCTTGTCCAGTTCGCGCGTGTAGTCGGCGGTATCGGGGCGGACGCCTTCGGCTTCGAGCTGGTAGTGAATGCTCATCGCCGCGGACGTTTTCTGCTTGTCCTTGTTGAACCAGGATCGATTGTGGTCGATCCAGCGCGCGACGTTCGGCGCCAGTTGCGGCTGCTGACGATCCGGCTGTCGTTCAGGCTCGCGACGCTGTTCGGGCTGGCGCTCCGATTCCGTTCTGGGCGCCGGTGCGCGTGACCGGATCTGCGCCAGTTCTGCCGAGGCCGTGGACATGTCGGCGGTGGCCGCGGCGATGGCTTCGCTGTCGCCATCGGCGTGGGCTGCAGCCAGACGACGCTTGGCGTCGTTCAATCGGGCTTCACGTTCGGCGACCATGCTGGACGCCAGGGCGGCGCCCCCATTCTCAAGGCGCTTGCGCAGATCGGCGACCTCGGCATCTCGATCCCGCGCGATGCGAACGGCTTCGTCGCGTTCGCGCTCGGCCTGCTCGCGCTGCCGGCGTTCAGAATGCGTCTCGAACTTCAGGCGCTGGATGCGCTTCTGCGTCTTGGCGGCGAGACCACTGAGGTCCTCGTCGTCATCGGCGGTCTAGTGCTTGGCGTTGGGGCGATCGCGATCGTCTTCCGGCGTGTCGTCGACGACGTCGATCGTCAGGTTGTTGGGGTCCTTGTCGTCGAGATCGATGACAGCGCTGTCCGGATATTTCTCGGAATCGATGCTGGCCATGGTCCGGTCGCTGCTGCCAAAGGAATTGCGGGCCATCAGAGTGCTCCTACCTTCGAACCTTCAGGCACGGTGCCAACAATCTGGTCGTCCGCGAGCATGCGGTATTCGACCATCTCGCCGGTCTCGGCGTCCTGGGACATGAAGCGCATGCCGGAATAGCGCGAGAAGAGAACCGTGTCGCCGGTCTTGCACCACGCGCCGGTCGGGAATCGCTGCTTGTCCTGATAGCAGTCCTGACCTTGGGCGATGACATAGCCAACGACAGTGGCGGCGCGCTCGCGCTCGGTCACGGTGGTCGGGATGATGAGACCAGACTTGGTCTTCTGCTCGATGGTCGGGAGGGCGATCAGCATGTGATGCCCGACCGGATCGGGCAGGATCACCATGGTCGTGTCGCTGGACAGGTCTTCCTTGGCCTTGTGCAGATTGGAGAAGGCCGGGAGCGTGAGAGCCTTAGCCTGCGTTCCCTGCGCTGCCGTTGTCGTCTTGGTCAATGTAGTCTCCTTTTTGCAGCACCTCGGCGACGAACTCTTCGAGCTCGGCGAGGGTCTGATAGCGTCCAATGAGCGACAGATAGCGGGCGCCAATCTGTTCGGCTGTCATGCTGGTGGACGAGCCAGCAAGAAGTTGTTCCTGCACCGCCAGACGGTCGTCATAGATGCGGCGGAGAATTGGGTGAGAGGGCCTCATTCAGTACGCCCCTTGTTGTCGTTGTCGATCTTGCGCGCGAACAGTTCAGCGATAGCGTTGAGCTGGATGCCGCCGAGATCGGCAGCCAGTTCGGCCGCCTTGATCTGCTCGTTGCTGATGATCGTACCCTTCTGGACCGCGGCCTGCAGCGCCGTGCGTTCGGTCTCGGACATCTGGCGCAGCAGTTCGAGCAGGACGTCCATGCGGCGGTCCTTGTTGGACGCGATGAACTTCATGGCGTCGGCCGTGCGCTTGCGCTCAAGCTCGCCTTCCTTGATGTCGAGGGCGCGACGTTCGTTCTGGATGACCGGGTCTTCCAATTGGTCGAGCACTTCCTTGGCCTTGAACTCCGCCTTGTGCTTTTCGAGCAGCTTGCCGGCGGCCTCGGCGGCGAGACGGCTGAGACCATACTCGACATCCTCGGGCAGCGGTTCGCCGGGCGGTGGCAGCGGCACGCCGAGCATTTCTTCGATCTGCTGGCGATAGGCGAAGGCGAGGTGTTCCTGGATATGCGCCGCGGTAGCCGCGCCGATGGCAATGGCCGCCGGGTTCTGCGCCAGGAGCTGGATGATATTGGGGTCCTCGGCGGCCGCCATATGGACCTTGATATGCGCCTCATGATCCTGCATCAGGCCGGCGCGGACCGGTTTCTGGGTCAGGAGGTTCATGTTCTCGGTGACCGGGTCGGCGGGCTGCACCTCTTGATCGGGCGGGATGTAGTAATCCGCCTTGTCAGATCCGAGCACCGTGATCATGTCGCGATGAACGTTCTTGAGATTGTAGATCTGCGGCGCCGACTGGGTCAGTTGAATGATCGCCTGCATGACCATGATGCGCTGCGCCATGGTCTGGGCGTTCGGATCGGCCACCGGGATGACGTCGATGCGCTTGTCGTAATCCTGCTTGCGCAGCGCCTGCGCGTCGCGCTGATCGAGCTCGAATTCATACGGCACGTCGCCCATGAAATCGTGAACGATCTCAGCGATAATGCGGAACTCATTCTTGAAGCTCTCATAGAGCCGCTGCTGCACGGCGCTCATGACCTTCATCGAGCGTTCGATGATGGCCAGCGTCGTGCCGACCGGCATGTTCTGGCCGGTCATGTCGGTGATCTTCATGTCGGCGACGGAGCCGATGCGGCGCCCTTCGTCGACGATCTGGCCGAGCAGCGCGGCGAGCACGGTGGACGGCTCGCCATAAGGCAGCGCGAAGAAGCTCTCCTTGAGCGTGCCCATGCCGACTTCGACGTCGCGCCATTCGCCGGGGCCGATCGGGGTCGAGTCGTCCTTGACGCGCGCCTGCTTGGTCTTGTAGCCGGCCGGCAGGTTGGAGAGCGTGCCGGCGTCGACGAGCTGGCGCAGGATCGAGGTGGCGCTCTCGGTCAGGCCGCCGAGGATATTGATGAGGCCGATACCATAGGGGCCGAAGCCCGGCATGTATTTGTGCTGCACCAGGTCGCGCTGGCGTTCCATCGCCGGGTCGTTCTCACGCCAGTTGCGGCGGATGCTCAGAACCTTGCGCGTCGAGGAATCGACGGTGATCGTATAGGGGAGCAGCTTCTCATCGCCGCCGAGCGGATCCTCGGGGAAGAAATATTCGATGTGGCTTTCATAGAGCCGGTGCAGCCCGTCGCGCTGGAAGTTCGAGTTCTGCTTGCCCTCGATCTTGTCCTTTTGCTCGGTGATGTTGTCGGTCTTGGGCAGCGTGCCGCTCGGCAGGTCGACGGTGCGATAGACGCCCTCGGCCATCTTGGCTTCGACCCAGTTGGCGGTCTTGGGCAGGATGACGGCGTAGCGGTCTGCGCTGTCGAGGCTGGCCGCCGTATAGGGCATGACGACATGCTCGGGCAGCACATATTCCGCCCATGGCAGGTTCGTGCGTTTGGAGAAACCGAACTTGCGGAAGGTCGTGCCGGCGAGGGGCAGGTTGAAGAGCATCATGTCGCTCTCGTCCCGGTACCCCTTGATCTTTTCGGTGGCGAGGAGATTGAGATCGGTCTTGACGCGGTTGGCCTGGCGTTCCTTCTCGTCGGTGATCCGCCCGATGATCTCGGTCTTCACCGGGCCAGCGCCGGGGAAGATGTCCATCATCGCCTGCGCGTTGAAGCGGATGACGCTTTCGAGCAGCATGGGATGGAAGGCACCGCAGGCGCCGAGCCATGGATCCGAGCGCTCTTCATATTTGAGGCCAAGCAGGTTGAGGCCCTTGGCGTAGGTCTCGCGCCATTCACTGCGATTGCGCTCATCTTCCTCGGTGAGCGTGACGATCTCGTTGCCAATCTTCTGCAGCGCCGCGTCGTCAAAGAGCGGCGTCAGGTCATCGTCGAACGCCATCGCGGGCGCGGCAGCGGGTCGGGGCCCATCGAAATCGACAACGGCACCGCCATCTTCAGTCAGTTCAACCGCAGCGATATCGGGATCGAGCGTCGGGTCGGGCGGCAGGACGACATCAAGACCCTGGGGGGCGGTGGCGAGACGCTCGATGGCCATGGTCAGTAATACCTCTTGCGGACGTAACGCCGCGTTTCCTCTTCATCGTCGAGATCATCATTGGCTGTGGAGATGAACCCGCCGGCACGGAAACGTATCATCGCCTGCACGGTGCTGTCCACGAGGTCATCCTTTTCGCCCGCGGGGAAGTCCTGGCACTGGGTGATGACCTCCTCGGCGAACCGCCGTGGCGGGGCCCAGACATAGCCAGAAGCGAAGATGTCGGTCACCATATTGGCGCGGGCAACCTTGTCGTTGGGCAGCGCCTTGCTGCCGCGGCCGTAACCAAAGGCCTCGACCGGGAACCCCATGGACCGGAGTTCCTGAATGAGACTCGACCCGGACCCCTTGTCTTCGATCAGCAGCGTGTCGGGCATGTTCTCGTTGTATAGCTCGCGCACCTTGCGCTTGAGCTCTGGGAATTCGAGGCGCGCCTGATAGGCGTCGAGCATGATGATGTTGTTGATCACCTTGCCGGTCTTGCGGTCCTCGGCCTTGAAGATTCCCCAAGTGGTGAAAGCACTGAAGTCGGCGCGCTCATTCTTCTTGATCGCGGAGTCAAGCGACATGATGATGTAGTCGCAGGCCGGTGGCTCCATGTTCGACCACGCGCCGAGATGCTGGGAACCCGGGCACGACGACACGCCGTTCTCGCGGTCAGCCGGGGTGTCCTCGCCCCAAGTGCGCCAGTATTCCTTCTTGATGATGGCGCCTTCCGACGAGGTTGGTTGCTGCTGGTACTGCGCCGCCCACTTGGAAACCGGGAGGGCGTTGCGCGTTGCCTGCAATTCTTCGAGCGACCAGAAGCCGGGCCACATCGAGCGCTCGGTGGGCAGCCCCTCGTCGAGGATGGCCGGGAGCTCGATGATCTCCCACTCGTCGAACGAGCCTTCCTTGCGGCCGCTGCGGATATCGTCTTCCATGCGGGCGACGAGCTTGCCGACGAGATCGCGCTTGGACCAGCGCGTCATCACGACGATGATCGCGCCGCCCGGCTGCAGGCGCTGACGGATGCCGGAGGTGTACCACTCGTAGACGTTGTCGAAGATTTCGGGGTTGGTTTCGGCCTGCTTGGCTTCCTGCTCGGAATGGGGGTCGTCGACGATGGCAATGTCGGCGCCCTTGCCGGTCACCTTGCCGTTGACGCCGACGGCGAAATAGCGGCCGCCCTTGTTAGTGTGCCATTCGGCGGCAGCCTGGCTGTCTTTGGCGAGCGCCAGTCCCGGGAACAATTCCTGATAAGGCGTCTCGCCCTGCTCGTTCAGCTCGCCCTCGCCGCCGATCAGGTTACGCACGCGGCGGCCGAAGCCAGAGGCGAGGCTCTCGGTGTTGGACACCTGGATGATCTGCTTGGTCGGGAACTTGCCAAGGAACCACGACGGGAGGAGCCACGAGCTGAACTCGGACTTGGTGAAGCGCGGCGGCATGTCGATGATCAGGCGCTTGAGCTTGCCCTCGGCGACGCGGTTGAAGGCGTCGGCCATGATGCGGTGATGCGCGCCGCCAATGAAGGTCGGCCAGACGGTGTTGACGAATTTGAGAAAATCGGTGCGGCCGCCGTGCAGCCGGTCGAGCTTCTGGCGTTCTTCCAGAAGCGCGAGAACCCGGGCCTTCTGGTCCGGGCTCAGGGCGTCGATATTGCGCAGGGCAAGATCGATGTCGAAATCACTGATCAAGCGACGGGCTTCCGCTTGCGGGCGGTTGCTTCTTCACCCTTCTTGCTGCCGCCGGGTTTTCCGTCGCCGTCATGGTCGAGCTGTGGTTTCTCCGCGGGCTCTTCCTGCTTCGGCTCTTCCTGCTTCGGCTCTTCCTGCTTCGGCTCTTCCTGCTTCGGCTTCGGGGTGGCCGTGGTCTTCTTGCCGGTCACATATTCGGCGGCGCCGGGGGCGGCGTGGCGCACACCGTCTTCAGTTGCGGCGCGGGCGAGCGGCGCGCCGGCGGCGTCGAGCGCCAGCCAGTCCGTGCCGAGATCCTTGAAAAAAGCGTGCTTGCTGTGGTCTACGGGCATTGTGGGGGTTCCTCTGTTCAGACTTCCCAGGGCTGCCGATCGGCAAAACTGGCCCAGGGGTCGGGGGGTTCGCGATAGAGCTTGCGCTCGAGATCGACCGGCTTGATCGAGCGTTGCTGGAATTTCTGGTGCTCTACATGACCGGCTTTGGTCAACTCGCGAAAACCGTTCTGGATGCTGGCCATGGAACACCTGGCGGCGCGCATGACCTCGTTCTGGCTCGGCGCATAGCCGTGCTGGATCCAGTGCTGGCGGATGAACTCGTACATCCGGATCCATGTCGGGGTCATGCGGGGATCGACAATATCGGGCATATGTACCCTCTAGGCTGTAGCGTGTAGAGGGTACATATCAGATGTATGGGATCAATGCCAGCGCGTCGGGCCGGGGCTCGGGTCGGTATCGGTGATCCGGGACGGGCTGCTCTGCCAGCCTGAAATTGTGATCGCCAGTTGCGCCGTGCCGAGGAGCGCCATGATCGCGGCGAAGACGATGATCTTCATTCGGTGTCCTCCCGGAAGCTCTTGCGCTCAGGCAAGAGGGCAAGCTTCTGTTCCGCCTCACGGCTCGGAGTGACACCGTTCTTCTCGAGCCAATGGAAAAGGGACCGCCTGTTGCCGGTCCAGTTGTCGACCATGTCATAGGCGCCTTCGGTCGTGGCCTTCTGGATGACCCACTTGTCATCGCTGCGGATGGCTCGCGTCTTGGCGTCGACCTGGATGAGGGTGTCAGTCATCGTCGGGTAGCGCGTCAGCTGGTCGCTCGATCGGCGGCTCACCGAGGATCAGCGTGGTGGCCTGCGCCAGAAGATAGCGCACCGTGGCTTTCTCTTTGTCGGTGGAGACATGGCCATAGCGACTCCATGCCCGGATTTTTCCGCTGTCATCAGCGACGACCATGACACTGGTCTCATCATCTATCTGCTTGATGATGTTGCGCTGAGCGAAATCCGTGCTGTCGAACACCTTGGACGTGCGTACTATGGCCTCGGGCGGTTCCGTGGTCGGCTTCCAGTTGACCCATGCCCCTTCCGGATATTCACTGCGGTACCCGCAGCTGCGGCATTCAGTCGTGCCGTCGCTATGCAGTTCGAACACGCTCTGGCTACAATGGCCGCATGCCCAGATCTGGTCTTCTGGCTCCGAGACCGAGGCGCTTTGGGCGCCCCGGAAGGGTGTGATGTTGTCAGACATCAACCTGGTCCCCGCCCGTCGTGCGACAGTCTGGGGTACTGAATTCTGTTATCGCCTACTGGCCAGCCCAGTTGATCGTGTTCATTCTTGCACAGGGCGTAAGCCACCTCCCATGCAACGTCTTTGTTGTCGTATTGGCCTTTGTCGCTCGATCCTGACCATGACTTTGGTCCGGCCTCGATCGTTTCGTCGTGACCTTCTTCATATCGAGTGATTACATACCGAGTGATCTCGCGCACACGATACTCGACTTTTTTCAGTGTTTCGGAGGGGTTCGACATTTAGGGTTCCTTGGTTCGACCGCCGCGGCGGCCTGTTGAGGGACGCCTATAAGATGGTCGCCGGTCGGTGCCGGTGTCAAGCCTGACCGGCGGCCGGGTGGTGACGTGGAGGCGGTCAGCCTCGAAACTCTAAAACTTTTTTCGCAAAATTTTTCTAGCCGGCGAGGCGTTTTGTTTTTCGGGTTTCTATATTTTTGCTGAAAAAGCGAGCGTTTTGGCATGTAGGTATCGAGGGAGGGTGGTGATACCCATTTGGGTGGGGTGCCAGTGCCACCGCCCCTCCGGCTGGGCTCAAGGGACCGGCTCGACCTCTCACCTGACAGCCTCCAAGGCTAACCGGTTCCACCCTTCCAGCCTCACGCCCCTCAGCCTCACCGCGTCACGCCAAAGCGCACCAGCCATCCAGCCTCATGCCCAAGGCACAAAGACACATAGCCCGGCACATGAAATGCACCGGGCTGGATACCCCATCGATTTAACTGGATGTCAGTTAACAGGCTCGAAGCTGCAAGGTTAACCGGCTTTAGGTTTACGCCGTCTGTCACTGGCTGATGCGGCATACGGGCGAGCCGTGCCTTCTATCGTGCCAGGTTGTGCCGGCGCCGGCGTGACATCGGCCAAGGCGGCCAGGTGTTTCTTCAGCTCGGCTTCCACTTCGGCCAGTGTGCGCGGCTTTGGCGGCGCGACCTCAGCCGTGAAGAGATTTATCTCGGGCATCTTGCCGAGGAGCTCGAAGGCTCGGAGGCGAACATTGTCCTTTGCCGTCTCTTTTGTTGCGATGGAAAGTATGCCAGCCTTAACAAAATTCCTATCTACCATAGGAACTAAGGTTGTTTGGGGCTGACGGGCTGCAATCATTACGCTCAGCGTAGCGGCAACATGCGGCTTGGCTTCAGTCTCTCCGCCCATCTGCACCAACCGCGCAGGCTCGGCACTGCTATTGAACGCTAGGCGATATGCTTCCGTCTTAGTCATGCCGTCGGCACGGTTGAGGCAATAGGCGTACTGCTGGGGAGTCAAACCGTTGTACGGCTTGTCGAATAGAGGTTTTGAGGCTGACCGGCTGTCCGGCTCGAGCGCACTATGCAAAGTCAACTGCGCGGACCTTTCGAAAGCGGCATGCATGCACCTGCTAACGCCTTGAAAATACGGCGTGACCGTCCCGACGCAAGAAAATTATTCAACCGCATAACAAACAGTGTTGACAGGGTGCTGAATAACTGTATGAATGCCAATATCGCTAATAAGGGCTGACACTGCTAAGCCCTTGATTTGAAAGGACTTTACCGAAATGCCTCACACGCTAAGTAAGACCGTGTATTGCTTTAACGAACTGAACGACACCGCTAAAGAACGCGCCCGAGACTGGTGGCGCAACCTGGAAGCGCAGGACTTCGAGACGGAATTCGTTATCGAAGACATGCAGCGCATGGCGGCAATTCTCGGCATTGAATTCGACACGCGCCCCGTCAAGCTCATGAGCGGCGGCACGCGCCATGAGCCTTGCGTCTATTGGTCCGGCTTTTCGTCGCAAGGCGACGGCGCATGCTTTGAAGGGCGCTATCGCTATGCCAAGGGCGCGGCAAAGGCTATTCGCGTAGAAGCCCCAAACGACAAGCGATTGCACGCTATAGCCGACGATTTAGCGGCCGCGCAGCGCAAGGCGTTCTATCAGCTTGATGCTCGCGTGACGCATAGCGGCCGATATTACCACGAACATTCGACGTCGATCGCCGTTGAGCACGCCCAGGACAGTTACCGCGATATTGGCGACAAAGGCGAAGCGATTGCGGAAGCCTTGCGCGACTTCATGCTCTGGATTTATCGCCAACTCGAGCAAGAATACGAATA